CTTGTTGGTCAATCACGTTTAACACCCTTTGAAATAAACCTGAACCTTGTGAGTGTATTTTAAAATCAGATTCGCTATTTAATTTGTATTCTACTTGATAGAACGATACAAAACTATCAGGAGAAGCACCTATTTGAACATCTAAAGCTACAATTACAGTTCCGTCATTATAAGATATTAATTGGTCAGTTAATGTAACACTAGCTGGTGGTTGAACTACAAAAGGATTTGGAAGTGTTGTGCTAGGAACTGCTGTTGCTTGTGTTTTACTTGCCCAAGTATAATGTGCATCTTGGTGTTCAATTAAATTTAATCCTACTGTAAAATCTTCATTAAAAGATATTGAATTTACTCTAAAAGGTTTTGCAGAAAAACCTACTGAACTATGTGTTATATTTACTATATCTCCTATAGCTAAATCATAAGCTTTACCACTTGCATTTATATTTAATTTTAATGCGTCTCTTGATCTTCTTAAAATAACTTCTGCCATTTCTTCTGCTTGATATGGAGAGGTTAATGTTTGAAAATCAAATCTTCCCTCTAATAAAAAACCACCATCTGCTGTTTTCATAGTTGAGTGTTGATCTGCACTTGCTAAACCTGAATCATCTATTGGTGGAAATTGAACTTCGTCTACTTGGTAGTTTCTATCAGGATTTACAAAACTACAAATAACTCTATTGTATTTATTATTTTTATCTTCACTTGCTAAACTAAATCCACCAAATATATCATCTTCTGTTAATGTAATTGATGCTGTTCCTGTAGTCTCTAAAACTAATTTATATTTTCCACCTGTATAAGGTAAGAAACCTCGACAACCTCTTAGTAATATTCTTGTGTTTTCAATAAGTTTTTTTGTTGTGTCTAATACAGCATTACAATCAAATATATTAATATCTGAACCACCTGAATAAGGTGTGACTTGTGTTACTGCAACTTGCGAAGCATCATAAAAACTTTGTAAATCAATATTTGCTGTTGCAATACCTTTTCCGTATCTTTCATTTCTTAAATAGTCTAATAAGCAAAATGCTGGGTTGCTTGAAAAACTTGCTGTTTGTTCTGACAGGTTAGATGCTAAAGTTACAACTTTTCTACCTTGTACTACGGCTTGAATTTTAGGTATTGAACTAAACGCATCTTCATTCCATTTAAAACGTAAAGCTAAATAAGCAAGTCCTCTTAATCTGTGATTTGTTCCCCAAGATGATAATGTAGATAATAATGTTGATGCTGTTTGGCTATCAGACCCAAAATGAGGTTCTACTCTAATTAAACTTGCTGAGTCTTTATAAAAATTACTATCTCCGCTTCCTACTTCAACTGCTGTATTATCAGCTAAATCACTTGCCCAAGTTACAGGTTTATCATCTATTCTAATTTCTGTTATATCGTTTATTTCTCCCTCACAAAGAACTAGGGCAACATAAAGATATTGATTATCTGTTCCTGATGTTTCCACGAAGACTCTCGTTCCGCCTAACATTCTTGTTCCATAAACTACAGGAATAGAAGCGTCATTAGATTGTTTATTTAATAAAATACCTTTTTCAAAAGAATCAAAATCTGTTTCTCCAAATTCAGGTATTTCAGGTGTAGGTGCTAACCAAGATAAAGCTTTACTTACAACTTTTATCGGAAATTCTACTATCTTTTTGACTACGCCACCCATTAGATATGAAACTCCCTTTTATATTTTGATGAAACTCTATATATATTATTTTGCTTATCTAATCTTATCCAATTAATAGGTTGATCAACTTCTAAATATCCTTTGAAATAGTTATACACCCATCTCATTACTTCTTTTGCTTTCCTTATAATCACAATATCATATAACCAAATATTTTTTCCTGTGTTCCATTGACTTTTATAAAGAAACCCTGTTTGACTATATTGATCTTCGTCTTTGTTATTTAATTTAGCCCAATTTACAAAACCATATAAACCTTTTTCATCTTTAAATGTTTTGTATTGATTTAAATTAATTGATGGCAAAATATGATAATACAATTCTTGATAACTATTATCTTTGTATTTATCGAATCTTTGATAAAGCTTGATGATATTATCCATTATGCTCTACCCCATTTAATATCTTGTACTGTCTCTGATGAAAAGTCCATGCCCACATCTGAACTAAAAAATCTTTGTTGAGATGTATTATTTGTTTTTCGACCATTCGTTTTATCAAAGTCTGCCCAATGAGAAACAATTTTAAATATAATATTACTGTCTGAACCTTTTTCAGATATTTCAAAAGTATCTATTGTTCCTTGATATAATAAAAATGGGTCAGCTATTAAAGCGTTATTGTCATCTAAAAATCCTCTATGTATTGTAACTGAATCATTAACCACATTTTCGTTTAATGCAGTGGATATGAATGTTTGGTCTGCACCTGATAAACCTAAATTTAAAGTAGTTTTTGTAATATCTACTTCTTCAGAAAAATTAGAAAGACCCATTATGAAAGCTGATGAAGTATAAGTTACACTTGAACCTGATACTGAACTTGTTAAAGGAAATGAACAATCAGTAATATTAACAGGGCTAGAGAAACCGATTGTAATAAGATGGACGGGTCTAAGATCATTAGTCGCTAATTCGTTCTTTATTGCTGTCGTTAAGCTTCTCGTCATATTCTTCTATTGTTCTCCTTTTTACTTTTATGTTATCTGAAACAACATAGTTTGCATTTTCTGATGGTTCTTCGTGTTTTCCAATATTATTTGTTTTTAAATCTACATCTTTACCATCAATAACTTCTTCTGCGATCATATCAACATTAATCCAATGTTTTACTAAATATTTCATTATAAAGCTTCCTCTACATCAAATTGAAATTTATAAATTAAGTTACCATCTTTGTCTGCACCTACTGCTCCAAATTCTTGAATATCATTTGTTAAAAATACAGTAAAAGGAACATTGTCGTAAGTAACAACTGAGTCGTCTGCTAAAGCTGTTGTAAGAGGTGGTTCAATAGTAACAGTAGCCGCATTAGAACTTGAAGTTACATCTGCAACAACCATATATACTTTATTGTGCGAAGCAAATTTAATAAAGTCTCCCGTCTTAAATCTGCCCGCACTATCGCCAGCGAATCCGTCCATTGCAATCGTTGTATCTCCAACAGCGTGAACACCATTGACTAAAACTGTTCCTGTTTCACTACCTCTTGCATCTTCTATTTCAGGCGGTGTAATTGTAAAAGTTTCTTTACCCGATCTTTGTTTGACAATAAATGCCATCAACTCACCATAAATATCTGATCTTTTACCTGTTATAATCTCTACGCTAAATGCAAATCTTTGACCATCTATTTGCCTTGCTAATCTTTTACCGCTATCTGATTTAGATATAATTGTAGTCTGAATAGACTTAATTCCCATAGTTGAGAATTTTGCATTGGATATAGGAAAAGCACCTGACATTATATTAAATTACTACTCCCTCTTTCATTAACTGATTCGTTTATTATTCTTGATATAGTTCCTCGTCTTTCAACTAATAACCTATCAATACCACTTGCATCAACAGCATTGATTGTAAAATTAACATTGACATTACCTGTTCCTGTTCCTCTAGCTGATTGTGTAATTTGTCCTGTTTGATTTGGTATAAATAATTCAGCACCTCTTTCACCTACTACAACCGGTTGTCCTTTTGCTACTGCACCACCTTTATTCATAAAAGGAATACCACCACCACCGCCACCGCCAAACATTGCTAAAACTGCTCTAAGGGCTATTTCTTTTTGTAATCCTCTATTAAGATCATCTTGATTTTTTTTCTTTTTTCTACCTAACATTTCTTCTATTTTTACTATAGCTATATTAGCTAACATTCTAATTCCCATTTCTATTAAGCCACTTAATATTTTAATAATTGCATCTTGTGCTATTCTTTTAAAAACATTACCTAATTTTTCTCCTAGTATAACTGATCTAGCTAAGCCCTCTGATACTTTAGTTATTCCGTTTGATATTCCCTCTGCTATTGTTTCTTTTATGAATGAAAGTTTATTTTGTAAATTACTTAACGCTTCATCATTCAACTGTTCAAATTTACTTATTGCTACTTGTGTTGAATCAGGTATTTTTATTGCCATATCGTGTTCAATTTTTTGAAGTGCTTTAGAAGCTTTTTCAAACGTATCTACAAATCCCTCATTTGCATCTGCACCACTAACTAAATCTTGAAACTCAATATTCTTATCTATTGCTTCTGACATAGATTCAGTAACTTTGTTTATTTGTTTGTTCATAGCTACAAAAGTTGCAGTTACTGCGGCTACTGATGCCGCAACTAAAGGTAATCCAACACCTGATAAAGATACGATACCTCTCAATCCAGCAAGAACAACCATTATTGCTTTTCCTAAAGAAACCATAAATGTAACTATTTTAACTGCTATAAGAAGTTTTAATGCTACTATTACTGCATCAATATTATCTTTTAATATTTTAAAGAATCCAGCAATACCTTGAACTGCTTGTGCTAATACTGTTCCAAAACCTATTGCTATTCTGTCTATTTGTTGTGAATTTTTTGCAAGTGCTTTATCTAAACT